GGATGAGGTTCTGGTATCCCTTTGTCTCGCTGTCGGTGTAGGTTGTGACGCCGCTGGTCGTGCGGGCAAAGCGCGGGCGGCCTTGGCCACGGGGTTCGCCTGGAATGTTGAGGGTGAAGGTCATTTTCCACCTGTGGCTTTGGCGATGGCGGCGTCGATCTTCACGAGCAGCGCGCGGGCGTGCAGGCTTGCCTCATCCTCCATAGGGCCAGTTTCGATGTCGCCCTCGACGACCTCGCGAGCTTCCTTCAGCGCCTCAAGCAGATCAGGCGCGGCGGCTATGAGAGCGGCATTCGCAACCTGAGCTGCGTCGCCATTCTCCCCATCCGGGACCCATACGTCGGCGACCTCCACAACCGCTCGCGCTGCCCCTGCGAACACGCCTCCATGGATGCGGACAACGCTATCGACCGTTTCAGTCTGCCACGGACCCGGCGTGTGCTTGCTCATAGCGTCATCGCCTCCGCGTACATCAGCCACGTCGGAATCTGCTGGTACTTCTTGCGAATGATCTGCGAATAACCGCGCTTGGTCGGCGGCGGCTCGATCCGCACCAGCCCTTCCGCCTGATGGCGCTTCTCCGCATCGACGCGGATTTCAGCGCGATAGGCGTTTAGCTTTTCCGCCAGCTTCACGTCGCTGGCTTCCATGAAAGCGACCTTGCGACACGCAAAGAGGATCGTGGTATGATCTCGCCCGCCGAACATGCGGCCGATTTCCGGCAGGCTGCACTCGGTCATTTCGCGGCAGAGGTAAGCCGCAATCTGGCGCGGCCATGAGTATTGCCGCTTGCGACACGGTGACTTGATGTTTTCAACCGTGATGCCGTAATGGCGCGCGATGACGCGCTGAATCTCGATCATGCGCGGCGTGACCGCATGGGTTCCCAGCCCGTCGTACATTATTCGGCTCCTTGTGCTTCTAGCAGGTTCAGTTGTTGGGGTTTTGGCGCTGGCTCTTCAAAGAGGCGGGGTTGGCGATATGCCTCCCCGATCCTGCGGCAAGCGGCTTCGAAGTATTGCGGCTCGCGCTCGATGCCGATGAAACGCATCCCAGCCTTCACGCAGGCGACGCCTGTGGTGCCGCTTCCCATGAAGGGGTCGATCACTGACTTGGTGCCATCAGGGAGCTGCTGGAGACACCACGACATAACGCCAACGGGCTTCTGTGTCGGGTGATCGCCCCTCGTCTCGCCGGGCGCGCGGATCATTCCGTTCCAGAGATACTGGAGGCGACGGACGGCCTTAGGAAGATTGGTCCACGCCAGCTCACAGTCTGCGAAATCACCGCTGTTCAGCTTGTCCCAGACGAGCCAGCATCGCGTGGGTGGAAGGGAATAGTAGTTGCCGCCAAAGATGACGTTCCAGCGGCCTGAGAGCATCACCAGCCGCAGCAAGTCGGCGTCGATAGGCTGGTCATCCCATGCGGCGTTGCCGTAGTCTTTGGCGACTGCTATCTTGGAGCGAGACTTGTTCGCGCCAGCCGCCTCCCCGATCCCATAAGGCGGGTCCGTCACCACCGCATCCGCCTTCGGCAGCGTCGGAAGCACATCTCTGCAATCCCCGAGGATCAGGGTTGCGTCCCCGATGATTTCCGTGCGGGGCATCACTCGGCTCCTTCCAGTTTTGCGATTTCTTCAACGATGCGCCGCAGTATGCGCAGCGTAACGTCAGCAACTTCGGGGTATTGCGCCGCGACACGTTCAGCGGCTTTCAGATCACTGCGCAGCTTGGCGAGACGCTCGGCGCGTTCATCGTCAACAGCTATGTGCTCACGATCCGGCTCAAATGCTCGATGGCGCCAGTCCCGCACGTTGAACAGCCCCTGTCTGCGTGATATGTGACGGTGTCATACACACGGAAAAGCGTCAACGGAAAAATGGCCACGGCAAAAGCGATCTCTGGCAAGCTGCTTTCAGTCCGCACTGACGCGAAGCTGCGGAAGAAACTCGACGCCATAGCCAGGGCGCAGCACCGGACCACATCGAACCTTGTTCGCGTTATCCTTGCGGAATACGTGGCCAAGCAAGGCTGAACTTTTCCGGCTTGACGATTTTCAAAATCAGGCGCACGAAAAGCGTTGAGGCCGGTCGCTGGCGAGCGTCCCGGCCTCGATTCGGATGGCTGTAACATCCGGGGTCTTGATAGGGCTTCAATGCCCGAAATCCCCGAAAGTTGCAACCCCCGAAATCGCGAACGTGCGTCCGCCTTTCCGTTCATTCTGCGCACCAGAATGTCGGCCTCTGCCTGCCTCCGCCGTTTGGTCACATGAACACGGAACAAGCTGAGACTGGCGGGCGAACCCACTCGCAGAATGGCTTGCCCCCGGTCTGCGGCTCTCCCGTACCCAAAGAGCCGAATTGCTTGCCGTCTGCTACATGACGGAACAAAACCCCGCTCTGTCGCCCCCTGACAACGGGAACCTGTACGGTGGAATATACCCGGCATTCCGGGTCGCGGTCGGGAACGTGTTGAACTGTCGGCGGGATGACAACCCGAGCCAGGCAATACGTGGAAGCGCCGAAAAAAGCTTCCGGTGGAGTGGCGGGGACAACGCCACGGGTCGGTAAAACGGCCCAACATCTGAGTACACGGCGCACCTTCTGCGCTCCGCCTCGTCAGCGGCTCACGGATCTGGCCCCGCCCAGACCGGGAGGTGGAAAAGGGGGAAGCTGTGCCCAATTCATTGACGCTACATATGTAACATGCCAATATCCAGCATTCAGGCTCGGGAGGTCACCGAACGCAGGAGTTTGCCATGGGCGTTATTGTGAAGCTGGGAGGCCGCATTGTGCGCAGGCCGCCGCCGCGCAAATGGGCGCCCGAGATGCTCAAGCACCTGCATCCTGAATTTGACGGGGAACCGGCTGAGCCGTTCCAGCTCAAGCTTCTGCTGGAATCCCGCGCACGGAACCGACAAGCCCGAGACGTTCCAGCGCCTCGCATACCGCTTTGAAGCGAGGGCCAGGCATGACGTACATGCCGGCGCCATAGTCTAAAACGCGCTTCGCCACGAGAGATAGGACAGGCCCAGCTGCGGATTTGCTACACACGCCCATCCGCCCCACTCGGGCAATATAAACGATGTCGAGGATCTGCCAGCGTGATAGACGGAGGGCCAAGAACTCGGCGGCTTGCGCGTCGCTCATTCCCCGGCCCCAATGATCGCGCGGCCGGCGTCAGTGATGCGGCAAACGTATGCTTCGCCAGCCAGCGCGGTTGATGTACGGACGAGTCCGGTGTCCTCGATCCATCCGTTTTCAAGCAGAGGGCTGGTGAAGCGTGGGCGGGTCTGGTCCGGGCGCTTTCCAATGCGCTGGGCAACCTCATCAGGCGTGCTGGGGCCGTTCGCGGCGAGATCCTTCAGGATGGCAAAGGAGGTACTGCCAGCGCGGATTGATGCTTTACGGGCCGCCTTTGCGCTTGTGGGCGAATTGTAGTGGAGTTCGCGTGTGCGCTCTGCGATGAGGTCGATAAGGTCGGAGATCATTTCCCTGCCCCCTTCTTCGCGGGCTTTGGGTCGGCTTCGTAAAGCCAGACGCACTGGACGCCGACGGAATCGAGCGAGCGCAGGAGGCCGTTAGCCTCTGTCCAGCACTTGCATTCCGGCTTATTCTCGGAACGACAGAAGCCGTCCGTCAGCCGTGTGACGCAGATATGTTCCGCCATCGTCCGCAGCGCGCGGAGGTTGGACTTGTCCATGTTGAGGTCTGATAGGCGCTCGCCAACAAGAACCACCGGATCGTCTGACACCTGCCCCGCGATTTCCACGAAGCGCGGGTTCTGCTCACGGAAGCGGCCAATCGTGTCGGGTGTCTTGCGGCTCACGACTTTGCCCCCTTCTTCGCCGTCGGCTTCGGAATGGGCTTTGCCTGCCAGCCGGATTCCTTGCGTTTCTTGCGGATGATCGGGACGTCCAAGCCAAGGCGTTCGGTCAGCGCGACGGCTACCTGATGGTCCATTCCGCCCATCAGCTTGCGGAACTCAGCCATCGTTGTGGCTTTTGAAGCTGCTTCACGGGCGCGGGTGTCGAAGTCGCCGGCTGCCACCGTCTCGTCACGATCATCTGAAATCTTGCGAGGGTCAGTCATGTGATCGCGGTTCCATCGCGAGTTGATTGGCTGGCAGTCTGGCGGCCCGGCGCGTGTCAGCGCGTCGGGTTCGCTTCAGTCGGTTTGATGAAGTGGGCCTGTCACTGTCGCAAAAAAGTCCGGCTCGCATGCCTTCGCGCGCTGATCCTGCGTCAGCTTGCGGAGGTCGCAGCAACTATAGGAGACTGTCTCAGTAGACTTTTCGTCCACTGTGCAACGCAGGTCGGCGTCGGCTTCAGCGGATGCAACGAGGAACCCGCCCTGAACTCGAAAGTACAAGAAGCTTTCAGCGGCGCTTTCCGCAGCCATGCGTTCGTTGTAGGGCCACTTGATAAAGACGTAGTAGGCTCCGAAAACGACTACCAGCAGGACGCCGACGATCGACAGCTTTGCAACGTCGCTCAGCTTCTTCCGCTCTGCGGTCTTTGAGTCAGTCATGATTGGGCTCCATTGGAGAGGAGCGCGCCAGCCACCCGGCGGGATGAGGACGGGGGGATCACCGGATGGCTGGCGCTACCGACGCGCTGGCTTCTGCGCGCGGATTGGGCGGGGGTCGAAACAATCGCCCGGATATGATAGGGGGCTAATGAAAGTCGGGGTTGGCCCTGATAGGCGACCATCTCATGCCACCTTCGCAAGGCCAAGCAGCACGAGCGCCGGAACCTGACTGCCGGTCGCCTTCTCAATGGCCTTTGCCATCTCGATTGACGGGCGACGCACGCCCTTCGCGATGTCGTGCAAATAACCCTTTGAGGTTCCCAGCTTCTCCGCCAGCGCGGTCAGCTCACCCCGTGGTTTGGATTTAAGGTACTGGTTCAGTGTCATAAAGCGAGTAACGCACATTGCGAACTGCTTGGCAAGAGGGGGTAACGCATTTTGCGTCACGCGCCATAGTTCGCTTTATGCGAAACTTATTGCCATGAAGAAGCCGCACCCGTTTTACCTTAAGGAATGGCGCAAGCATCGGGGCTTGACGCAGGATCAATTGGCCGAGCGGATTGAAACGTCCAAGGGATACATTTCGGACTTGGAACGGGGCGTCAGGCGCTATAATCAAGACCTTCTAGAGGCTTTGGCGGATGCGCTTAACTGCGGACCCGCTGATTTGCTCATGCGCGATCCGTCCCGTGAAGACGCCATCTGGTCGATTTGGGACCAGGCGAAGCCCGGCGAACGCCAGCAAATTGTCGCCGTGGTCAGGGCGATGACCGGCCAAAAGGACGGCACTAACAACCGATAACGCAAACCGCGAACTTTTTTCTCGCTGAGCTATTGCCAGCGAGTTCGCAATGTGCGTTACTGTCTCCATCAACGGAGACGGCCATGCCAGCCACCCTGACCCTGAAAGCCAAAGTCAGCGGCCCCTGCACGATCTGCAGCCGCCACACGGAACGCACGCTGACCAGCACTGGCGCGTCGATGGCTGAAGCGCAGGACGAGCTGCACGAGCTGACCCACCGCCCCCTTCGCTGCCCGCTCTGCGCGGACCCAGCCGAAACAGCTTTTCATCGGGAGTACTGAGAATGAGCGCTACAAGCGACTATCTGAACGCGGAACGCGCTTCAGCCCAGCATCGCGATACGCGGACGGCCGACCAGCGCAGGTGGGATGATCGCGAGTACGTCATCGCTGAGTACGCCCGCAAGCTGGCTGCGCTGACAGCTCGCCAAAATGGCTGGGCCTCCGAGGCGGGTTTCCTTCTCGCCGTCGCCAACATCACCAGCGACCTTCGGCGCGAAGTGCGCGCTTTGGAAATCGAGGGCTATCGCCCCGGAGCTGCAGCACTGGAGCGCACCTGATGCTCCGCGCGCTGCTCCGCCTGCTCGCCACCGGCCAATGGCCCCACGCTCTCGACCTCACAGACGAACTGGACCTGATCCCATGACCCTCGACCAACTCCGCGCCTTCGCCAACTCCACCGAAGGCCACATCAACAAGCTTGCCCTCACCCGCGAAGCAGCCCGCGCGCTGCTCGCAGAGCACGAACTGGAGGTAGGCAAGAACCTGGAGCCCGCTTTCGAGATCCGCGAACGCGCCGACGAAGGCCGCATGGCCCCGTTCTTCTTTGCTCGCGGCGTGAGGCTGATGCAATGACCGCCCAGATCTATGATTATTGCGCCTATCGCGCCGCGCTCAAGGGCAACATCGCTGACCCCGACGCGGAGGCTTTGGCAATCCTGCGCCTGACTGAGTTGCGCTTGTCGCGCCTCCGTCTCGCTGTGGAAGCGCATGAGACGCTGAGCGAGATCTGCGAACGCATCGCCATCAAGGCGGACAGCAAGGTCGTGGAACTGGTGGTGCGGAAATGAGCACCGCCCAAGCTGACGCCATCGCGAAGGGGTTCTGCTGCAATTCATGCGGCGCAATCATCTCTACCACGCGAGACGCGCCGGGGCATCCGCAAACGTGCGCTGTCTGCAAAGAACTCGCGCCGAAGCCGAAGGGCAAGAAGGCGAAGGGGCCGTGGAAGCCTCGCAAACAATCTTGGCCCAATGGGCGCGTCTACTGGATCGTCACGGACGGCAAGGGCCGGTTCCTGTGCGGCAAGAGCGGCGGCGAGTCGAAGTTCTACGACAAGAGCGAGGCTCAGGAATGGGCCGACAAGCACAATGAGGGACGCGATGACTGACCTGTCCGCCCTTCTGTTCCACCCCATCGCCTACGCGCTCGTCTTCATTCTAGCAGCAATCATTGCCCTGTGCGCGCTGACGGAACGGCGCGGGGCTAAACCGTTTGATTGGAGGAAGTAAGATGGCCGGGCCGGTTTGCTCCATTCCAGGATGCTCCCGCAAGTACTACGGACGGGGCTTCTGCTCTGCGCATTACCAGCGTTGGCGCGCCCATGGCGATCCGCTTGCTGGGCAGACAGCAAGGGGCGCCGCGCAAGCGGAAATCCAAAGCGCCATGCAAACAATGGACAAGGTCGCCTGTTGGATGTGGCCATTCAACAAGGTGCGCAAAGGGTACGGGCAGATACTTTGGAATGGGCGGATGTCTTACGCCAATAGAGTCATGTGCGAATTGGCGCATGGTCCCGCACCTACTCCCACGCATCATGCCGCTCACTCATGTGGCCAGTCGGCATGCATCAACCCGCACCATTTGTCGTGGAAAACTCCGTCCGAGAATGAGCAGGACAAGCGATTGCATGGCACGGCTCAGATTGGCGAGGGAAACGGCCTTGCCAAGCTGACTGATGATCAAGTGCGCGAGATTGTTCGCCTAAGAAAAGGCGGAGCCAAACAGCCGCAACTAGCCAAACAATTTGGCGTCACGCAGCCGACGATTTCCGACATCGTCAACGGCAAACGCTGGACGCACGTAACAGCCCAAATGGAGAGCATCGATGGCCGGTGAAGTGATCAAGTTTCAGGAAGCATCCCCTGCGCCGCGTCGCAGCTTTGATGAAGTGATGCACATGGCAGAATCTTTTGCGCGGTCAAACCTGTTCGGCGCAAAGACTGTCGATCAGGCGCTTGCCCTGATGATGATGGCCGAGGCCGAAGGCAAGCACGTCGCTACGGCCATGCAGGACTATGACATTATCCAGGGTCGCCCCGCTCTCAAGGCGGACGCGATGCTTGGCCGCTTCCAGCTCGCTGGCGGACACGTCAAATGGCTGAAGATGACGGACGATGCCTGCGCGGCTGAGTTCTCCCATCCGACCTGCGACCCGCACGTCATCGACTGGGACATGGATCGCGCAAAGGCGGCTGGCCTTGGCGGCAAAGACAACTGGCGCAAGTTTAAGCGGCAGATGCTCCGCGCCCGCGTCATCGCTGAAGGCGTCCGCTCCACCTTTCCAGCCTGCCTGCGCGGCGCTCCGCACTACGTTTCCGAAGAGGTCATCGACTTTGAACCCGCTGCGTCCGTCTCCCGGCCGGCGGCAGCTCCCTCTCCGCAACCCCTCGCGGTTGAGGTGGAGCACACTGAGGCCGGAGCGGGTGACTTGACCCCATCCGCTCCGGCTTCCTCTTCCAACGTGCCCGGTGGCGTGAAATCAGTCAAAGACTTTGCGCAGGAAGAGGCGCTGACCCAGAAGGACTACAGCACCGAACCCGAATGGGAGGAGTTGCTCTCCGAGATGGAAACCCACGCCACGCGCGAAGACGTGACCGCGTGGTGGAAGACCAAGCGCGAACTGAAGCAGGCCAAGCCGCACATGATGCGCGCGTTCTCGCACTTTGCGCTGACGCCGTACTGGGAGAGCCTGTCGGAAACGGTGGTGTGGGATGAAACCGAAGCGGGGGCGCGGGGCTGATGGCGAAGCGCAACTTCACCATCGTCAGCGAGGCAGTGCGTGAGCGCGCAATCGAGTGGCTGCGTCAGCTTCCCCTCAGAAGCGTGGTCCGAACAGATGACAAGCCAACCCGTTCTGGCGCTCAGAATGACCGCTTCCACGCGATGCTTGATGACGTTGCCGAGCAGATTGGTTGGACCGACGTTTTCGGGCGCCCAATCAAGATGACCCGTGAAAACTGGAAGCGGTTCTTTCTCCGAATGTACAAGCGCGAGGCGCTGATTGTCCCAAACGAAGATGGGACGGGCTTCTATGACCTTGGCGCCCGCTCGTCAGAGCTTTCCGTCTCCGAGATGTCCGACTGCATGGAGCTTATCTCCGCATTCGGTGCGCAGCGGGGCGTCAAGTTCAAGGAGCATACGGATGCTTGAGTTCCTAGCGCCAGGATTGCGGAGGGCGGGATGAGCTTTGAAAACCAAAGCCGTCAGGAAAAGGTTGTCTTAGCGGAAGTCAACAAGCTGATTGAGCGCCTTTCGCGCAAAGGTTTTGAATGCGTTGTCATGGTCAGCGCCACGGACAACACTGGCGGCGCCACAGTCGGTGCTGGCGAGTGGAGCGATGAGGTAAACCGCGCTGTTATGGTGCGTGAAAGCCTTCTGCGACTTCAGGAAGAATACGTGCGGCTGATGACTTCGTTGGCTGTGCTTAGCGGGGAGACGGCTGGAAATGCCTGACATCCCCGCCCCCGTGAAGCGCCGCCCCCTCACCCGTTGGGAGTTCGCAGTCCTCTTCCTCGCCCAAGGCGGCAAGTGCGCAAAGTGCGGCTGCAAGCTGGAACGCGGCAAGGTCCGTGACGAGCATCTGCATGCGCTACACCTAGGCGGGACCAACGAACTCAGCAACCGCGCCCTCTGGTGTCTCGCCTGCACGAAGCCCAAGGACAAGACCGACAAGGGCCGGATCGCCAAGACCAAGCGGCTGAACGGCACAACCTCCAGCCAGGCATCGCGCCGCGCCGAACGTGGCCCGCAGATCCAGTCGCGCGGATTCCAGAAGCGCGCTGAGCCGTACAAATGGCCGAAGAGAGGATTTGGGAAATGAGCAACACACCTGAGCAGGACGCCTATCTGGCGCTGCTGCGACTGCCGCACAGCGGGCCGCGCTCTACACAAGCCGTGCAGGCGGCAATGGCTACGCTCCGGGACCACATCGCAGACGTGTCAGGGAAAGACCCTGAGCTGGTGCAAGGCCTTGCCGAGCAGGTAACCGCTCACAGCGCCGCGCTCTCCGCCCTTTCCGCGCGAGACGAGGGGCTGGAGGCGCTGCGGGAGTTGAGCGAGCGGGCGACAAAGGGCGAGTGGCGTCCGGGGCGGTCGGATATGATGTCATCGTGCGGTGGATGCGACATGACGTTCAAGAACATTTACGTCGATGATCCGCGTGGTGGAGTGCACAAGCCGACAAACTCGCCACTTGGGTTGACCGTTGCCAAGGCAGTTAGCGAGCTGATCGGCGCAGAAAGCGAAATTGCGATGCCGGACGAAGAGGTTTTTTCCAACGCAGCCCTCATCGCCGCCGCCGTGAACTACGTCCGCAACAAGCTGGCAGCAACAGAGCGGGGGGAGGCGTTTTTGCAAAGCGCAAACGCCCTTCCCGCGCGCGACGAGGGGCTGGAGGGGCTGCTGGCAAAGGCGCTTCGACGCTTGGCCTTCTGGGCTCAGACAAGTGGCGGCACAGCGGGTCGCGATGACGGGCTCGTCGCCGCTATCGATGTCGGCCTTGCGGCGCTGCGACAGTACGACACCAAGGTCGAGTTGCGTGAGAACCGCATCAAGGATGACACCCCATGACCACCCCCACCGACACCGCCAAGCTGGCTGACGAGATCGAGGCGCTGGCGAAGGAGGCTACGCCGGGGCCGTGGGGACTCCGCGTGGGTGGGAATTACGCGGACGACGTGTGGGTCGCCTCCGACGCAGAGCGCCCTTGGGAGTCCCACATGGCGTTGAAGCTATGGTCGCGCACCATGGGGCGCGGTGACTATGAAATCGGCAGCCCCGAACACAAGGCAGCCATCGCGAACGCCGCCATGATCGTCGCCCTCGTCAACAACGCCCCCGCCATCGTCTCCGCCCTTCGTGAACGTGACGCGCTGAAGGAGGAGGTGGAGAGACTGCGAAACTGCGAGGCGCTGGCAAAGTTCGCTGCGCGCTACAGTCACCCAGAACGACGCCAACCGCATTGTCTCGTTACTGCCGAGGAACTGCTTAGCGCAATCTGGCATCACCCGTCACGCGCAGCTCTTGGAGGCGCTGGATGAGCCCTGCCGCGCTCAATCGCAGACAGGCTGCCGAGTTCGTCGGGGTTTCCCCTGCGACCTTTGACAAGCTGGTTGAGCGCGGCCACATGCCTAAGGCGCGTCAATACCCTGACACACGCCGCCTTTTCTGGCTGCGAACTGAACTGGAGGAAACGCTTTACGAATTGCCAACCGTCTCCGCTAACCCTTGGGCTGGGGTTAAGATATGAAGGCGGCCATGGCGCTCGGCAACTGGAAGCACGTGCATCGCGACGTGGACCGCTATGGCAAGGTCCGCTTCTACTTCCGCATTCGGGGCCAACAGAAGATCCGCCTGCCCGATGACATCGAAAGCGAGGCGTTTGCCCTCGCCTACTTCGCCGCCAGGAATGGGGAAGCATCCGCAGACGCCAAGCCGATGAAGCCGCGCCGGGGAACGTTCGGATATATCGTCCGGTCTTACCTCATCAGCCCCGATAAGGCTGTCCAGTTCCGGCCGCGAGGTCGCACGCTGCATTGAGGAGAAGCTGGGATGAGCGAGATGAAGGTTGGCCGCGTTGAAACAGTTTACCCGCCAGAGTTCCACGAGGCGGTTAAGCCGCTCTTTGAGATGATCGACCAAACGCGCGCGGACATTGCGGCAATCACTGGCATCAACGACGCCGCCCTGACAGCATCGGCGATAATAGACTATCGCGACCGTGATGCTAGGGTCACTGCTGCACAGCACCACATCAAGATGCTTCAGGGCCAGATAGTAAATATCATGAGCCGCTACCCGCCACAGATGACTTTTTATCCCGACGATCCCCTCACCACGGCTTCCGTTGAGGAGAAGATGGGATGAGCGAGTGGCTTCCGATCGAAAGCGCGCCGAAAGACAAGGCTATTCTGGTCTACGCGCAATACAGCGACGGCTCTGGGCAGGGCGTGTATTGCGCTGAGTGGAGCGACTATTTTGAGTGCTTTCATCCTCAGTATGCTGATTGCCAAGTTATCGGAGACGAGGATTGTCCTGTCACCCACTGGATGCCCCTGCCCGCTCCACCCCTCACCACGGCTCCCTCCCCAGCATCACAGCCGTCAGGCAAATGAACTCGAAACATGCTAGAGTGACTAGCAGGAATTTGGAGCGAGTGGACAATGTTTGGACGAGCCCGTGATCGCCGCGCAATCGAAGAGATTGAGGCATACCAGCGCCGGATGAAGGAGGGCATGCGCGTCAAGATCGATGCTCGCACCTTCGAGGCAGCATTTCCTCCAATGGACTACAACGGCGTGCACTGGACATCAGTTGATCGCTTCATGGAAAACCAAGTTGGTAGCGCCTACGGTACGTGGAGATGCTGGGAAAATTTTGATGATCGCTCTTACACCATTGAGAGAGGATCAGAAGGAACTGAACGCGTGTGGACGTCTCCCGACCGTCGCTAGTTCAAATGAACTCGAAACAGAACGCTGTGTAGAGTATAAGCTTGAGACGGTCGGACATGGGCAACAGCCCCCAGCGCCGAAGCGCCGGGGGAGTAGGCGGGAGGCCCTACACGTTCCACCGCTTGGCGAAGTAGGGCCAGGCGATGACCGCAGCGCCCAACAGGATCATCCAGTTGCGCAGCGGGGTCAGGAACGGGATCGGCTCGAAGCTCGGGATGATGAGCGCAGTCGCGGCCAGAGCCACAACAGCGGTCCAGAGCACTGCACGGAATCGGCACCAGAAAATTTTGTAGTCGAAGTCAGGAACGTTGACCTGAGGCACTGTAAGTCTCCATGTTGGTTGCTGGTAGTTCTTCACGAGGAAGCTTTGTGATAGGGTGATGCGGCTAGGCCGCTGGAGGTGAGCGATGGACACCGTTTTAGGCATTGCGATGGGCCTAGCGATTGGCTGCGCGCTGGTGGCGTTCTGCTGGTTTGGCGCTCAGGCGACGTATCGTGTGATGGAGGCAAGCTACCGCTTCTTCGAGCGGTGGATGCTCGGCATCCTGATCAAACGCCGTATCCGTCCCGACTATTGGGGCATCGCAATGCTGGCCTTCATCTACCAGTGCCTGAGCATGATCTATATGTCCATCGGACTGGCGTGGGCTACATCTGGGGACCAGATCGGTCTTGGCGTTTTCTTCCTTGCGCTGTCCGTCTGGGGAATAGCCAGCAAAGCTTGGGATCACGCTGCAAAGCCCCGCCCGATCGACACTCCGCACCTATTGATGTGGTGGGAGTGCGGCAGGCTTTTTCCGCCGCCTTACATCACATTCGGCTAGCCCTTTGCATTAGACGCGGCACACGCTTGCGTCGAAGGTGGCGGGACGCTTCTCGGGGCAATGACACCAAAGGTCGTTGTTGTGGTCCCCGATCGCCTCGGCGGTTTCCAGCGTCAGGATATCGTTGTGAGAGATCAGGATAGCCTTTCCGCTGGCGCAGATCGCGTCGATGTAGACCGTGCGCTCAATCGCGGTAGTGGTGCGGGGGGAGACTTGCGCCTTTTCCGTCTGGCAACTGCTCAGCAACGGTATGGCTGCGCACAGCGTCACTCGCGCGAACGTATTCATTGGAGTTCTCCGTGATGGTGGCAATGATCTGCGACTCTACGCGCGCGGCATCTGCGTCCCGCTTGGTGTTCACTTCGGATCGGATGCGATTGTCATGTTGGGCCAGAATGAATTTGCCGGTCAGAAACGCCATGATAAGCGCGCCAGCCCACATCAGGGCAGTTCTCACCCAAGGCGGAAGCCCCATCCAGAACGCAATCACTTGAGGGGCCTCGTCGCTTTTCGTTCCCCCCAATGCTGGACAGCCTCTCCGATCACCATGACCATGAAACCGGAGAACATCTCCATCACAAGCGGATCTGAAACCGCGCCAAGAACAGCGTTAGAGCCCGTCTTGAGCATCCATACGCGGCCAACAACCACGAGAAACAGACCCCAAAATCGGCGGCTGTAAATCATCGACTTGGCCGAAGATGACCACTCCTCCGACTTGCGCGCCGCATCTACGGCAGATGTCTGCTGGCCGATCGGAACCGGAGGCGACGGGGGCTCAGGCGGTGGTGCTGCCTTCACGGGCGGCGGAGGCGGTGCAACGGGAACCGGTGGCGGACGGTTGGGCTGTGGGGCAGCTGTTGAGGGACCGCCCGCCACCGGACCAGCAACAGGCGGACCACTCACAGTTGCCGTTGCGGGTTTGGTGTCAACGTTTGGCGAAATCTTTGACGCGACGGCTGCGTCAGGTGAAGTTTTCGCCTGTTCTTTTACAGGTGCAGGAGCAGCCGGCGGTGGGCTGGGTGGCTCCGCCGGCTGTCCCGCCGCTGGCGCCGGCACGGACACCGGAGCCGCAGGGGTGGTGAGAACAAGCTCGTCCTTGTCCTCAATGATGGTGACGCTCGCCTCTGGCTTCGGCGGGGGCACAAGCTCGGACCACGGCTTGGTCAGCGTCGCTGATGTGTCTGGAACCCGCGACGTATCCAGCCGGGCGCGCATAAGCGTGTCCTCAAGCGTGGTCGTGGCGTTGGGATCAATCTCGCCATTCGGCAGGGTGCCGAACTTGATGACGGAGATGCTGCATGCATTCTCCCACGGCAGGTCATTGAACACGCAGGCTTCCGCAAGACGACGGCGATACAGCCCTTTGAGCGGCTTGCCCCCTGCCCGGCAATTGCGCGGGAACTCCAGCAGGGCCGATCCGTAGGAGCCAGGATCAAGAACCTTGCCCTTGTCCGTCACCCCGCCATTCAGCGCGGCTTTCATGGAGCGCGGGATATAGCCAAGGTTGAACGCCAGCGAGCATAGCGCGTCAAACTCGCTTTGTGTAAGCTGGACCTGCACGCTGTCACGCACAATCTGCGCATGCTTTGCAACGTCGGCTTCCAGCAGTGCATCGGCCTCGGCAAGCGTGATCTGCTTTCCGATCACCACGTCTGGCCCGGTATGGCCATAGCCCACCGTTGCAACGCCGATGACATCGCCATAGCCGGTGAGGCTCAGGCCCTCAAAATGCCGGATGAGGTCAAGCGCCGCCTTGGACGGCAGCAGCTCACTCGGCGGCCTTCGGCGCAGAATTGCTATCGCCATCGTCTTCCTTGTCCTCTGTCAGATCTGCTTTCGTGGGGCGCGTCTCGCGCATGTACTCGATGACTTTCTGGAGCTTCTCGCTGCGCCGCTTGCGGGCGGATTCCTCCCCGCCCTTCGCGCCGTTCGCTTGCGCCTTGCGACGGCGCGCGTCCGCAAGGTGCATCTTGTAGAGAGCGTGCGGCATGAAAATGCAGATTGTGTCGCCCACCAGAATCCAGAAAGCGAGGAACAAAACGCCCGCCACATAGACCCACCAATCTGCAGGATTGGGGTTCCATGTGAAAAGCTGAGCGATGCCAACAAAGAGCGGCGCCCATTTTTCGGTTGTGGCAATGTCTTGGGTTGCTTGCGTTTGCGCAGCGCCGCCGGAAACCGTCAGCTCAGTGATGCGACGG